AAGACGCGAAACCATGACTGCGATGACTTTAAAGTTCTCTCAGATGGTAATTGTAATGATGTGTAGCATTGGACCTTCTTTTGTAGATAACCCATATCTGCGTTTTCTAAAAATGTATATGAAATCACTAAATTACCAATACTTTACAGAAAACGCAAAAGGTGATGTGAGTATTTTTGCAGATGATTTGATGGTATCTACAAGGTGTTATCTTTGCTGGAATGCGGCTTACTGGTATGAACAAGGATACATGAGTAGTGACGTCCTTTGGGATTATTCACTTTCATATTTAAGAATCCTTGGCATAATACCTTTAAAGTTAAGAAAGCATTACCACTATTAAAAACACTCTTGCTACATGGCAAACCAAATAAATATTTGTTGAAATGGCCACCTTCAGGAGCCAGATTTGACGCACCATTTAGTCTAATACCAGACCCAGGTTATGATAGGGATATTCTAACACATTTCGAAGATATGGTAAGAGAATCACTATCAGAGTTAACTGAATTAGGATTATTAAAAATGCGCGACGAATATCACAAATATATATATGAGGTTTCCGGTGATAAAGAATCAGTTGCTCATTGCAATGGATTACAAAAACCAGAATGTCTAGTAGGATACATCAGATCAAATATAGAAATGTCTCATATTGAACAAGTTTATAAAATACCTCCAAGGCCATCGAATACTACTACGCCATTAGATCCATATCTAGAGCAAATGTGGTATGATTTTGGAATTTGGATGATTGATAACAATCATATGAAGACGTATGATGAACTATTAGACATGATACCTGCATATCTAACATCAAAATCAGCTTCGAGCGGTACAATAACTGAAACGATATTATTGATGGGTAAGAGAGTAGATATAAAGATGCGTAATAAGATAGCTCACTTCTTCCATGATCCAGAGAGATTCCTGGACCCTGCGAATCTGATGAAAGAATTAACGCAGGAGAATCCAGGTAAAACTGGTAATCGTGATACTCCAGGTAAGCCGTCCCGCGCCATATTTATGATCGCACTCACAATGTATATCTGCGAAATTGTGCTCGCAACCGCATTATATGCATATCAGAATACGAAAAGCGAATTTTCGATCTCACATACTACTGGACGTAGAATGACGGATGATTATGATTTTATGCGATTCTGCGGAAGCGGTGAATTTTTGATGCTGTTGAAGGATTTCTCTCAGTTCGATTCATCTGAAGGTACACAGATAAGAGAACCATCCTATAAGGGATTAGAAACTGCGTTTGCGGAGCGAGGTCTTCTCAATGCAAGATGGGGACCATATATGTCTTATATCCGACTAATCAAATATGTCTGGAATAAATATAATGGTGCCATTTTCCAATTCGGTAAGGTGAATCTATCATTATCACAAGTGTATTCAGGTGAATTTATAACTCTGGCTTTTAATAATATGACAAACGCAGCCTACGGTCAGTATTTCTCAGATCAACTAAAAGACAAGCACCCTGAAGTGCATGCAAAGCTGAAGAATGAGAAAGAGGAACTACAAGGTGACGACGCGACGGATAGTTTTAGGTTAGTAGATAAGAAATTAGATGTTAAAGAGATCTCATCTTTATTAAAAACCGCAGAAACTTCTGCTGCATCGGTTGGTCTTGAGATTAATGCCAAGAAAGGAGGGATATCCTATACCCGTCATGAATATTGCAAAAGATGGGAACATGCTGGAATGTGCGGAGCACAATCTCAGGGTCCACAACTAGGTGGGGCAGAGAATGGCTCAGTGCTTTATTCAGGCATTAGTTATATATCATCCCTGAAAGGTTACATGATAACCCATCATTCAAGAGGTGCGAAACATATCTTCCTATTCAGATACATACATGCAGTGTGGATGTTTAGATCAATAATACTGACATCAGATGCATCTAAAAGGGGAGACTCGCGTACTTCGAGAAGAGTATCAAAACGTAAAGGCGAACGTGTAGAGCATGATATTACTAAAGATACTTACTATCCGTTCGATTGCCTATATCTTCCATTATCTATGGGCGGTATTGGTTTATCTAGATATGGACTTGTTTCAGTAAATTGTGATGCTCTTATAATACACGATGCGTTACACGATCAACCTTTTAGAGAAAGATTAAACAATGCAAGATGGACCATTGCGGGCAATATACCACGTTTAAGACACAACGCAGCAAAGAAACTAATTAAGAAAGGAGTGTTTGATAAAGGCATTAATTACTTAAAACAGCATCAAATATATGAGCGTATTGAGAATCAAGAATCTGGAGAAAGATACCTTGGTTCGAAAATAGTGACAAAATATTTGAATGGATTAAAGTATACGGAAGCGCCTAAATCAACGATACAGAGGAGCATACAAGACAATCCTTCGCTGAATGATTTAGATTACTATCAGCGAGATTTTATAGCCGCCAGTATCAAGGAGAGAGGAAGGATTACTGAGAAAGATTTCCTAGCTCAACACTCATGGTTAGCGGATTTAGACTTTACTCCTATCGCACTGTTAGATAAAGTATTGCCCTTCAATCCATTTGTTGGACAGGATGAATTGGCAAACTCAATCTATGAGCATATAGGGTTATCTAGTGACGCCGACCCAGTATTAATAGATCCTTCAATATTCCTGAACGAATTACGTAAAGATCCTTATTTCCCAAGAGCAGTACAACCTGAGACAATAGTTGATATACTATCATCTCCGGAAATAGCGGGCGATACTGAGAAGATGGCCGCTGTGCTCGCAGTAATGGGCGTAAGAAACGATATCGCATCATCACTTCTGAGTAATCTTGAAGATAGGATTAATAGTTTCATGTTCTTTTCAGTAGCACATATGTTCTCAATGAATGATGATCTATTGAAAGAACTTGACTTTTCTCAATCCAACCTCGAAAGAGTAGTAGAGATACCTGAAATAGTGCATGATAGCTATATCCAACGTTTACTATATGGTTTAGGAATGTTATATGCAATAGTGATACATAAAGGGAAATACAGAATAAAGGTGACAGGAAAGACGGATACGATAATGAGATTACGTGATATATTGACAAATAAGACATACATCAGTCGCACATTAATAAGTAAAACTTATTTTCCGGAGACTGACTAGCTGAAAGTGGAAAGCTAGAGTAAGTTGTGGTTAAG